ATTCAGGCCTAATTCATTTTCTGTGATGATAACGAACTCATAGCCTCTATCTTTACAATACTCTGTCGCAGCTTTCCATTTAGCTTGATTCTTAACAAATGTTATTGATTCTGTGATATAGTGCCTAGTCTTTTTACCTGGATACACTGGAGGTTGAGTCTGCTTTGCAGGTTTGACTTCAACCAAGTATGTCTTCGTCTGGTTGTCTTTAGTCTTAACACGTATCTTGAAGTCAATGAAGTATCTATGGAGGCGATTATCAGTAGGACATCTGTATGGGACTACTGTCTCCTCAGAACACCATTTTAATATGGATGGGTTCTTATCACACCATGATGCAAAGCGAGTCTCCCAACTTGATCTCATGATGATGTTGGTAGGATCCCCTTCATACTTCTCGGGAAACATTGGTTTATATCGTCGTTTATGAAACATCTTATGTATTTATTATAAATAATCAATAAACGTTTAGGAATGCAAATGGCTGATCCAATTCCCAGCATACTAGTAAGTAGTCCAACATCACCTGTCGGTGATACAAAACCTGATAATCTAGGTCGTGGTGATAATCTCTATACTAATAGAGGAGGACCTGCAACATTTGATAAGAACAAGTATCAAATAGACCAACTCCAGTATCCATCAGATCTCATGGGTTCATTGAACCAATACGGTGGTAACTATGCTATATTCTATATCAACGTAGCTTCAGACTCTAAGCTATTAAAAGAAAATCCAGGTTTATCAGTAAGAGACGCTACTCCAAGAGACTATGGAGACCTATCAGCTCTATCAAATAGGATTGGTGCTGGAGCAGGCACTGTGATATCAGGTTCTGCAATCCCAGCCGGTATCACAGGACTTGCAGCAAATGCTGGTCTTAAGACTATTACATTGATTGGTGGAACTTCTGTCGGCGCTGATTATGCACTAAAAAAAGTAGGTTCAACATTCTCAGGCCAAAAGAAAAGATTAAAGACTGCTATAGCATTACACGCTCCTAATACTATGCAGACAACTTATAGTGTAAACTATGAAGAGGAAGAGCTTGATATCTATGCTATGGGATTAGCTGGGTCTGGAGCATTACAGACAGCAGCTAAACAAAAGAACATGAGTAACGTAGTTAGTGATGCACTGAATAACCCTAATGCTGCCGCTGCTGGATTATCATTAGGTCTTAAGATTCCTGGTACAGCAGGCATATCAAAGCTTACTGGTCTTGCTCCTAACCCAAGAAAAGAACAACTATTTAAGAACGTTAACTTTAGGACATTTACGTTTGACTATCAGTTTTATCCAAGAGACGCTGCTGAAGCGGCTAATGTAGAACGTATCATCAAAGAATTTAAGTATCATATGCATCCAGAGTTTAAAGATGCTAACAACTTCTTATATGTATATCCTTCTGAGTTTGATATATTCTACTATAAGGATACACAAGAAAACATGCATGTGAATAGACATACTTCATGCGTATTAACAGACATGACAGTTAACTATACACCAAATGGTCAGTATACATCGTTTCCAGATGGTACACCTACACAGATTAACATCACACTAACATTTAAAGAACTCGCAACTCTTACAAAAGAGAAGATTGCAGACGGACTATAATATATGTACTTTAATAACTTCCCTACATTCTTGTATCCATTTAAAGTCAAAAACAAGACTGAGTATAAGCTTGTTAAGGACATCTCACAAAACGTAAGGGTTAGGACACAGATCCTTGCGAATATAACTCTATATGATGAGTATGATATTCGCGATGGTGAGACTCCTGAGATCATTGCAGAAAAGGTATATGGCTCTCCATTATATCATTGGGTAGTCATGTTATGTAACAATAAGTATAACTATGTAGACGACTTCCCATTAACCATACCACAACTAGAGAAACACATCGACCAAAAGTATGGAGCTAATAAGTATGCGACACATCACTATGTTAATGCTAAAGGATTTATAGTAGACTCTAGTCAAGCTGGTGCATCTTCTGTGTCTAACTATGACTATGAGTTTAGTGTCAATGAAGGAAAGCGCCGTATCAAGTTAATCTCTGCAAACCTATTAAATACAATCATCAAAAACTTTAAAGATCTTATATAATGGCAGCTGATAATGAAGTCATACGTTTCGCGGGAGACATCTCGATCGATAAGATTGAGATTATTTCTTCGAATGGATTCGGTCAAGAAGTAACTAACCAAGTAGTTGCTATTGAGATATACGAAGACTTATTCTCTCCGTTCATCTCAGGAGTCATAGCTTTAAAGGATTCATTAGACCTTGCTAACTTATTCCCATTGGTTGGTGAGGAATACTTAAATATCAAGCTACACACACCGTCTTTTGAAGGCAAAGATAAAGTCATAGATGACCAGTTCTATATCTATAAGATGGCTAATCGCGAGATGTCAGGTGATCGTAACATCATATACGAACTACACTTCATGACTAGAGAAGCTGTAGTAGACTTAAATAAGAAGGTCAGTAAAGCATACTATGGTAAGTGTTCAGACATCGCTAAGTCTATCATATCAGATACAAAAGATGGATTAGAGTCTAAGAAGACTGCTATCATTGAAGACACACCAAATGGAGTCAAGTTCATAGCAAACTTCTGGGCTCCAGTCAAGTCATTGAACTATACTGCAGAAACTTCTGCAAATGATAATGGATCCGCTTCGTACATATTCTTTGAAAACCGTAATGGATTAAACTTTGTTTCATTAGAGTCATTATATTCAGGGCCAATAGTTCAAGAGTTTACATATGACTCTTACATGAGAGAGTTTACTCCTGACGGCAGATCATTCAGGAGTGTACAAGAAGAATATAAACGTATCATAGATATTAGTATACCTAGAGCTTATGACTATATTGATAGGTCTCGATCAGGTATGTTTGCATCTAAGATGATTAACTATGACTTAGTGACTAAGAAGTATGTAGCAAAGAACTTTGATATGTTAAATGACTTTCCTAAAGAGAAGCATCTAAATGAATTCTCTCCGGTATCTGATAAAGCTATACGTAGAGCAAACTCTGTAGTCTTTGCATACCCAAAATACTATGGCAACTTCAATAACTTTGGTGACGTGACTAACTCTAAGACTATCCAAAAGCGTATGTCACTACTACAGCAAGCAGAAGCTACTAAGATAGAGATAGTAGTCCCAGGCAGGACAGACTATACAGTAGGACAAAAGATATTCATGAGGTTGAATAAGTTTAATCCGATAGAAGGTACTGACACACAAAAAGAGATGCTTGATAATATGTTTTCTGGATACTATATAGTGTCTGCTATCAACCATTTTATTGATAGAGAGAAACACCAGTGTCACATGGAATTGATTAAAGATACATTAATAGTTGACTTGAATAAAGGTGGACAATGAGATTATATACTGGAGTAGTTGAGAATAGACAAGACCCATTTAAACTTGGTAGATGCCAAGTACGCGTGGTAGGTCTACATCACCACGATAAGACACAGTTAAAGACTGAAGACTTACCATGGGCATATCCTATGCAGCCTATCACTTCTGCTGCCATGTCAGGTATCGGTCACTCTCCAGTAGGGCCAGTCGAAGGCACATGGGTAGTAGTCATGTTCAGAGACGAAGATGAACAACAGCCAATCATATTAGGTTCTATTGGCGGTATCCCACAAGCACAAGGATCTGTAGACCAAGACATCGATCAGATGGTATTAAAAGAAGATGGGTTCTTACCAGGTTCTAGTGAGCATAACGTTACAGACCAGAATGGAAACATAGTCACTAGTACAGACTCTACTCCAACCACAGAATTAACAGGGTTAAATCCTGCATCGTCTTATACAGCATCGTCTACAGCGATAACCCAAATAAAACAAAACAATAGTCAACTGACTGATGAAGACATCAACACTACTTTACAGAACGACATCTATCCAGCAATTAATGCAAAGATCAAAGCACCATTATCACAATCAATGTACGATGGATTAGCATCTTTAATATATGAAATAGGTGTAGATGCATTTAATAACTCTGCTCTAGCTAAATCTTTGAATTCTGGTAACTACTTAGAAGCTGCCACGGCATTTAATGATTATAATAAAGTAGATGGAAACATCGATCCATACCTACTACAACAAAGGACAAACCAAAAAGACTTATTCTTACAAGATGGTGTGCCAAGCGTG